GTTGCCTTGTTGGCACGCAACTTAGCAACTGCACGGCGAATATCAGCCGAGTCGATTGTTGCAGCAGCAGCGATTGTTGCTGTGCTTGTAGCGGTGGAACCGCTGTAGATTACATTTGTTCCGCCAGTTAGAGTGGTTCCAACAACTGCATCGATAGAGTCAGCGAGGTTGTATGCAATGATGTTTGCAATGGCTGGGTCTACGTCTGCGAGTGAGAACAACTCAAGAGCGCGGGTTACGAGTACTGCATTACCATACTCGTTAAGAGTAATGGTTACAGATGTTGGTGTTGACAGCGCAACTGCATCTGGGTCAGTTGTTTCTGTCAGAGTTGATGTCTTCTGGTCCAAGTCAACGTAGCGTTGTAGAACTACGGTTGAGCCTGGGAATGCTTGACGGGCTGGACGCTTATCCGCGACCGAACGAAGTAGTGGTTCGGAACGGAGAGCAAACTCGAGAAGGCGGTCATACGCCTTCTGTACGAGACCAGCGCCACCAACTGTACCGCCGAGCGATGTGCTCGCGGTTGAGGTATATTGGTTGGACATTAGTTTTTAGTCTCCTAGACTATGAACGAGTTATTGTTGTGAACGCAGTAGACCTAAGATTTCCTCTGCTGAGGAAGCGTTGTTTAGACGCATCTCAAAGTCTTCTGCTTTGTCGGGAGTAACTGCTCCCTGAGTAAGAACATCTTGATTACGTAGTGCAGCCAAATCGTTCTTATCTACTGCAGGGGCGTCTGTCACCTTTATGCCAAACAGGTCAGCGTTCTCATCGAGCCAGTTATTAACTGCCTCTTCGTTAACGTCTTCCAGGTCTTTCATAATTAGGCGAGCAGCCTTTGCGTTTACGCCCTTCTTTTCTAGGACTTGACGAACTGTTGATTCTTTCTTTTCCTTGAGGAATCCCTCTAGTTGTTCTGAAAGTTCCTTGATACGTTTCTCATCTGCTCTTTTGGCTTTTCTTAGTTTCTTAACTAAGTCATTACCGTCTAGAACTTCTGGAGTATCTAGGTCGTCGTCTTCATCATCCCAGTAGTTGTTGCTCATAGCAACGTTCCACCCTTCTATTTGTTGTTAGTCGTAAGCCTCAGTTGCCACTCGGGGAAATGGGCTGGCTCTTACTACCAGTCTGTTACGCTGGCGGGGCTGGTCGGTCCGCTCAGGATTCTAGAATGCGCGGCTAGTTCTGCTTGCTCTGCGCTGTGATGCAAGTCCGCCTTGGGCGATACCTGCTCTACCACTAAAGCGAGAAAGTTCTTCCTCGCCTAGTTGTTGAATCTCTTCCATAGGTTGAGCAAGACCACTGATGATTGCTTGCTCTACGCCAACCTGACCGATGTCGGCTCTTCTGGAGATTCCTGCTAACTTAGAAACTTCAGGAGTTACGGCTCTTACTTGTCCGAATTTAGGAAGTAATCCGCCAAATGTTCCACCTGCACGAGCGTATTCTCTTGCTCGCTCTAGTGGGACGCCAAGTCCTTGTGCTTCTGCTGCAGCCAATACTTCGTATTGAGACAATTCGTCTAATAACTCTTCTGTGCCCTTTGCTCCAGTTAGTAGAGTTCTAGCAAGAGTTACTCTATCTACTGTTGGGAAGTAACGGCTCAAGGTATCCTTGATAATCTTAGGAGCCTGGTCAATGCGATAGAAAGTCTTAGCAATTCTGTCGGCTATAGTGCTAACTGAGTTTCCTTTGCCAATTAAATCACCAGTAAACTCTTCAGTTGCTAAATCGCCTAGACCAGCCTCGCGGAATATATCTGCCATCTTTGATTGAGAAGATACGTATTCTCTGACAGTAGGAACTGTCACTGGTTTGCCTTGCTGTCTTAAGTCTTGAAGTGCGTAGATACCCTTAAAGCGGTCAGTAAATGGTTTCAGTGCTGGATTGTTGCGGGCATCCTGCAAAGATAAATTGATTGAAGTTTCAATATCTGACCCGCCCTTATAGAACTTTGAAACAACGTCATATAGGGCATCCATCCAAGGCTTGGTTAATTCAGCCTGTCCAAAGAATGTAGCAAGGGTATTCTTGAACACATCTCTTGCTAATGTTGGACCAGTTGCTGCAACGCCAGTAAAGCCAGTAGAACCAGTACCCGTAGAACCAGTACCAGTAAATCCATCTCCAGTTCCACCAACTCGAGTGCCAGAAACTAGCATTCCATTTTGATATGTTTTACCACTCCAGGAACCAGTGAATGGTTGTCCGTTCATAGTAAATGGGTCTGCTGTTGTTCCCGTACCGCGATATTGGTTACCAGCGTTATCTATTCCATAACCTGCTGCATACTTGTTGGCATAAAGTTGGTCGCTGCTACCTGTTGGAACAAAAGGCTTTTGGGTTCCATCGCCTCTAAATGTTGTTGGACCTGACCACATTGACTGCGTAGCAGGAGTTCTTTCACCTGTTGCTGGGTCTACGATTGTATTTGTAGACGCGTCATAATATGGATTCTGAGTTTTTACTAAAGTTATTTCACCAGTTGGTGCGCCTACATCTTGCTTCCAAGCATAGGTATAGTTGAACGCATCAGGCTTTGGAAGAGGGGTAGCAATAGCCTGCGCTGCTGCCTTGGATTCAGCCTGTTTCTCAAAATATGCTTCCTTACGGGCAGCCGAACGTTCTGCAACTTCTTTCTCGATACGAGCGCGACGTTCTTCTTTTGTCTCTCTAGCCATTTATACTCCGAATCCCAGTGCTGACGCTAACTGAGTTGCTGCTTGCTGTGCTCGCTGAATCTCAGCCATAGTCTTTTCGCGGTTAGGGTGATTCATCGCCCAGGTATAAACTTCATAGTTAGACTTAGGCGCTGCCTTGCCAACTACTCCGTCTGGACGAATGAATTGGTCAATCATTGGGTCATCAAGTTCTAATGTATCTGGGTCAATTTCCCAAGCATTAGCAATCGTATTAAGAATTGGTGATGCTACTTCTCGGACAGTTAAACCAGGGGTGTTGCGAAGACGGTCTGCGTATTGTGGATATAACTTGGCTGCCATCTCAGCAAACTCAGACTGCAAAGCAGTCATATCTTTATTGCCACGAGTAAGGTCATAACTTATTTGATTGAGTTCTTTGTCACTTAGTTGTAAACCATTTGCGCGAAGCAATGAACGCAATGCGCCAGTCTGATTGATAACGCTACTAGGTAGAGTCTTAGGGTCTCCGATATTAACCTTTGACCAAAGATAGTTTTGTGCAAATGAACCTAGGTCAAATGCTGCAGGAACTGTAATTGTCTCTTGAGTTCCATCAGGGCGAATAATTACCTGAGTCTCTTTGGCTCCAGCCTTAGATGCCTCTTGAACCTTGTTAAAGAAATCTTGTAGGTCTTGCTCACCGAACTGACCGAATCCGCCCTCTGCAAATCCTAGGTCTTTTGCTATCTTACGAAGGGTAGCATCGGTAGTAGCCTTGTCGTATACCGAATAAGCAATAGTCTTGTCGGTAATCTTAGGGGCATTGTCCAACTGAATCTTAAGAATATCCCAAGGGGTTTGCTTCTTGCCTTCTTTGAAGGAAGCAACTGCTGCATCTACTAAGCCATTGAATACTGTCTTACGGCTAGCATCGGTAGGTTGACGGTTCTGAACCGCAATGATGTACTCAGCAAGAGCAGACTGTGCTGCTTCAGATAACTTAGCGAATGTACGCTTGACAATCGCAGAATCTTTCTTGACTAGGTTTCCATCCTTATCTGGCATCCAGATATAGTTAATAGTCTTCGTGCTTCCTTTGCCTGTAATAGTAGGCAGTTGAGGAGCAGGAGGTAAATTAGTCTTCCTATACCTAGTCAATGTTCACCTCTGTTAGGTTGTCGTTTTCAAAATATCTATCAAGGATGTCAGCCAACTTAGGGTCGACTACATCTAGAACTGAGTTAACGTAATCTCTCCAAGCATTCTGCACTACTGACTTGTAGCCCGTTGGAGCCTCTTTGTAGAGATTTACATAGTCTCTGCGGTAGCGCATAATTGCTTCTGCGTGAACCCAGAACTGGCTATTGCCGTGCTTCTCCATAAACTTGTCATCCTTGACAATCTTGGTCAAGCCCCAGGCATACTTGTAAGAGACATCCTCGGATGCTCTTCTGTTATATTCAAAGAGCCAGGAATCACTGAACTGACCTAATTGAAGAGCGTAAGCCTTAAGCGCTTCGCGTAGTTCAGGAACTGAAGAGTAGGTTGCATAGCCCTTTGACTTAGCCAAGTCATTGAGTTGTCTCTTGTATTCGCCATAAGCCTTCCATACACGAGATACTTCAATGTCCCTTTCAACATCTTCTACCGTAACAAGTGGCAAGTTAAGAGTTGTGCCATCAGGAAGTGTTGTTCCTGGGCGATTTAATAGTCTGGCTATGTTTGCATCCGACTCAGAACCACGAAGGTCTGCGGTAATAAGACCAATAAGGTTCTTATCTTCTTTGCCAAGTTCGTTTGCTAAACCAGAGAACTCTTCCCAAACTCGGTTATATGCCTCGGCTGTTGGGGTTACATATGCAGCCTTAGGTCTACGCTTTGAACCAAAGTAAAGTCGGTCCATTGGGAACTCAACCTTTTTGCCAAGCATAGACATTCTCGTGTTTAAGTCAGACTCTGCTGCACCCTTTGCCTGTCTGTCGCTAAAGCCAAGAGCCTTATACTTCTCAACGGCTGCGTTGTAATAGGTTCTAAAGATGCTATCTTTACGCATATCAACAACTGCTGCTGTACCAAGGGGTGAGGCAAACTGCCATAAAGCCTTCTCAAGGAATTTCTTTCTTGATTGCTTTGCAACCAGTTCTTCAGTTGGCGCTACGCCAATACCCATTTCATACAAAGCCATCTGATAATTCCACTCAGAGGTAAAGGTATCTACCCAATCCTTCTTGGAATCATCTCCATTTAGATATAGCAAGAAGTTTCTAGCCCAGGCTGGGGTAAAGGCTTGTGTTGCAGCCTTACCTAAATCAGTCTCAATTCCAAATGGGAATAGTTCTTTATAAGAATAACCTGGAAGTTTACCAAAGGTATCATCGATAGCCTTCTGTAGCACCTGGTCATTACCTGGCTTAAGAGCCAATACCTGACCCACTGCGATTGGAACGGTATATGCTGGTCCAGCAAAGTTAGCAATAAAGTTAACTGCTCTAGTTCCAACCATAATGCCCTTGCCAGCATTAAGACCTAGTTCCTTTGTACCTGGAACTAATAAATACTCAGCATCAAATACATCATCTACTGGATTGCCATACTTGTCTACTCCGAAGGAGTTATAGATACCATAGTATGAATTAAGGAATCCAGACATACGCTGTGGCGATTTGGCTGCGAATCTTGT